CTCACAACATTGGGACTTACAGCTGGTGTTAGAGAGAATGCTTCTTCAATTTTCGGAACATTTACAGCAACCGCTCCTATCACTGGACCAGCAGATGTAAAAGAATTTGCTGGTGAAGTGATTTTAACAAGAGACTCCACTGTAAATAATGCATTATCATTTGAAGATAGGGCGACTATTAAGATAACTTCTCCCGCAATTGGAAAGTGGGACAAAGCAGTAATTCTTTCTGATATCAACACAGCTCTAGCGAATGCTTACCCAGACTATGCAAGTGGAATTGCTGCAAGAGCAACCGCTGCTTTATCAGAAGGCAAGATTAGATTAACAGCACTGAGTCCAAATACTGAAACAACAAACTCTATGGTAGAAATAACTTCTTCAAGCAGTGGAATTTCTCTAATTGGTTTATTAAATGGATCGAATTCTATGACTCCAGCAGTTGCAGGTATTGATTCTGCATATCAAGGAGAATCTGTTGTTCAACTAGTAGCTAAAGAGAAGGGATCATACGGAAACAAGCTTGCTCTTAAAGTTGAGTCACTAGTAAGAAAAATTGACGCATCTAAAACAATTCCAGTGTATAACGTATATGTTTATTATAATGGAAAAGAACAATCTTCTTATATTGGTATTTATTGGGGTGACGGAAGTGCTAAAGACTCTAAGGGAACTTTGATTGGTGCTGATGAAGAACAACTTTCTTCAAATTATATTTTAACAAAGATGGCAGCAGACAAGTGGATTTCAATTGTAGCAGAAGATGAGAATGGTGACTCTACAATGGGTAGATTGCCAGACGGTATGTGGACATTGGGAGACTCTAATCTTCCAAATCTAGTAACATCAGATCAGGCTGAAGTTGTAGATTTTGTAGTTGGAACTAATGGTTGGGTAGAAGACAATGGCTCAATCACATCAATGACTTCAGATTACATCGCTTCATTGATCAAGATTTCTAATCCAGAAGTATTCGACTTCAATCTTCTTTCATGTCCTGGATCCGCAGATACAGCAGTTCAAGTGGCTGTTCAAGAAATGTGTGAAAACAGAAGAGATTGCTTCGGAGTAATTGATGGTGCTCCATTTGGTTATGGTCTTGGAGTTAGAAACGGAACAGTTAATATCAATCAAATTAATGAGATGAGTTCAAACCTTACGTCTTCTTATGTTGGTGTTTACTGGCCATGGCTACAGGATTATGATGCAGTCAACAAGCAATATGTGTGGCTTCCACCCTCAACTTATGCTTTGAACCAGATCGTTTACACAGATAGTGTGTCAGATCCATGGTTCGCACCTGCTGGTAATAGAAGAGGAAGAGTGAGTGCGGTAGATATTGAATATTCACCAACAAACAGTGATAGAGACATTCTCTATGGAGCTGGAAACATTGTTAATCCAATTGTCAAGTTCGTAAATGAGGGACTCACAATTTGGGGTCAGAAAACAGCACAAAGAACACCTTCTGCAACTGATAGAATCAATGTTAGAAGATTGTTGATTTACGCTGAAAGACTAGTGGCCAGAATGGCTAGAACATTCTTGTTTGAGCCAAATGACAGTGCAAACTGGGCATCATTTGCTAGACAAGCTAATGCTATTATGGAACCAATTAGACAGAGAAGAGGCGTGTATCAATATACAGTTATCTGTGATGCAACTACAAACACAGCAGATCTAATCAACCAGAATATAATGGCTGGTAAGATTTTCCTTCAGCCCATGAAATCAATAGAATTTATTGAGGTTTCATTTACTGTTGATGCTGCAACTGGAGCTACTACAGTTACTGAGTAATATCTAATTGTAAAAATTAAAGGGAGCCACGTGGCTCCCTTTTTTATAATGGCTTTGCCAGAAAAATCAACCGTCTTTAGCGGTTGATATGAATGGCAAAATTAACCTTGCTCTTGTATATACTTTTCTATAGTCTCTTGACTTGCATATCCAATAGATGATACAAAATATCCATCAGTCCAAAATGTCTGTTCTTTCCAAAAATGCTTCTTCAAGAAAGTAGAATACACTTTCCAGATTCTATTTGTAGACATAGCTTTCAATCTATTCACAATAGATGCAATAGACAATCTTGGAATATATCTAATCAACAAGTGCAAGTGATCTTCATCAGCTTCCATCTCTTCTATCGAAAAATTTGATTGTTTAGAAATATCATAGATTATCTGTTTCATGTCATCTTTCAGTTTTTGATTCAAAAACAACTTCTTTCTATATTTACAGACGAATATCAGATGACATTTAAGAAAATGTTTTGAATTATTTGTAGTTTCTAAGTTCTTTGTAAGCATATATTATCTTTTACAATAGTTGAAAATAATGATAGCTTTTACAAAATAATTGAACTATTTAAGGAATTCATACAAGATAATAATATATGGGAACTATACTAAAAGCTTTGAAAATAAGAATCTACCCAACTCAAGAACAACAGACTCAAATCAATAAAACTATTGGGTCCTGTAGATTCATCTACAACTCAATGCTTGCAGAAAAAATATCCATATACGAAAAACTAAAAGACGACAAAAGAAAATTATATGAACACAAATATAAGACCGAAAAAGAATTCAAACAAGAATTTAAATGGCTTACAGAAGTAGATTCTATAGCCCTTCAACAAGCAAGAATGGATCTATCTGCGGCTTATCAAAACTTCTTTAAATCTCTTTCTGGAAAAAGAAAAGGATCATCTGGTTTTCCAAAGTTTCATAAGAAGGGTAGAAAAGATTCATATAGAACAACAATTACAAATGACAACATAAAAATAAATTTTGAATCTCAAAAAGTCAAACTACCAAAAATTGATTGGATAAATTATAAAGATTTAAGAAAAAATATGAAAGGAGAACTTAAGCAAGCTACTGTCAGTAGGACTTGCACTGGAAAATACTTTGTATCGCTACTTTTTGAACAAGAATTAAAATTAGATGGAGTTGAGATTTCTTCAAGCTTGAAAACCAAGGGTTTGGATATGTCAATGACTTCATTTTATGTAGATGACGAAGGCAATTCTCCAGCTTATGAACGAATCTATAGAAACAATGAACTAAGATTAGCATGGCTTCAAGGACAAACTTCTAAAAAAGTAAAAGGCTCAAAAAATAGGAAAAAGGCTCAACTAAGAGTCAATCTACTATATGAACAAATAACTAACAGAAGAAAAGATTTTTCACAAAAGCTTTCCACAAAACTGGTGAAAGAGAATGATGTTATAGTAGTTGAAAATCTTAACTTGAAAGCAATGGCTCAATGTTTGAAGCTTGGAAAGAGTGTCAATGATTTAGGCTATGGAGCTTTTTTAGCTCAACTTAAATATAAGACCCTTTGGAATAATAAAACGTTGATTGAGGCAGATAAATGGTTTGCTTCTTCAAAGACTTGTTCAAAGTGTGGATTTGTTCATAAAAACCTACAACTTCAGGATAGAATATTTAATTGTCCAAGTTGTGGATTTGAGATTGATAGAGACCAGAACGCTGGGATCAATCTTAAAAATTATGGTCTAAAAGAAATAGGGCTGGGAGAGTCCGAATTTAAAGCCTATGGAGACTGGAATGCACAAGGTTCCATCTATGAAGTAGGAAAATCTGACAGTGATGTCAGAAGGTCAACGGTCTTTAGCCGTTGACAGCTTCACATAATTATATATAATATATAAAAACTGGTGGCTTGATATGAATAAACTGTACGACTATGTTGTTAAAACATACAGAGAAGATATATCAAAAAATGAAGAGAATAGAATATATTTTCTAGATGAAAAGAGTGTCAAAAAGGTCTATATAGATTTATTCACAAAGAGAAAAGCCATGAAATATGAATTTGAAATCATTACTATAATCAATAATTATATATATATTGTATAGCGTTTAAAAAATCTCACCGATAGCAGCAATAGCTTTATTGTACACTTCTTTTTCATCTTTATAATTATCTGCAATATAATGAAGTGCCTTTAGAGTTTCTAGAGTTGGAAATGTCAAAAAATATCTAGGAGATTTTTTAACAAAATCTTCTTTAGATATTTCAAATATTCTAGGAAATTCATCAAAATCAACAATATCATCTAATACTTCTGCAGCATGTCGAGAATATTCTGGATTTATTTTTTTAAAATTATCTCTGATATGATAAAGAGCTTCTAGAGATTTAATGGTTAAGTCAAATCTAAATTGAGTTGCAGACGTGTTCAAGAATTCACTCTCTTTTACACCTAAGAAATTTTTTGGGAAAGGCATATAGCTGTCCATGGCTTTATCATAAATATTTTTTGAAGCAAATAAAACCATGGGTTTTAAAGAATAAGATACTTTATTATAATAAGCTCTTATGTCTTGAACTTCCATTTTCCACGTCAAAGCTCTCTCAACCCACAAATATTCATGAAGTCCAAATCCTCCCTTAGTTCCCTTTGGTACATCTTTAGAATAAGAAGCTAATTTTTCAAAGATGCTTCCGTTTGTGTGCTGAAGATTATAAGCAGTATCTATCCATACTAGTTTATCTCCAGAAGATTTTGCAATTGTCAGATGATAAAAACAATTTGCAATTTTTTCCCAGTTTGCATCTACTTCATCGGTTCCTTCCCATCCTGCATGATGTACATCTTTCATAATAATAGCAAATTCAGAATCACTGATGTTCATTTTTTCCATAGCTGCTAAAAAGTCTCCAAATCCTGATATCATGTTCGATTGATTTTTAATCTCTCCTGGTAAATTCTTCTCTAGATAGTCTTTTGCTAATTCTGTATTGTCATTTTTTTTAAGATTTCTCATCAGCGTCATGAATTTCTCACTCTTATCTGATAATTTACTCGATCCACCATATGATCTATCTAAATAAAATAAATACTCATATACCAGTGCCCATTTGAAAACTTCAGTCATATGTTTATGAACATAATCAATGACATCAATAGCAGTATCGTGAATGACATAATTAAATGTTTCATCTCTAGTATTTGGTTTCTTAAGAAACATCGATAGAAAATAGAAATCATATAAAAGAATTTCTGGATCAGAGGGAATTTTGTATTTAAAACCAGAAAACATGTCTTCTAATAGTACTTCATTAATAATTTTATCTAATAATTTCATGATATCTCCTAAGAAAAAATTGCATCAAAAATAGCTTTCTTGTCAATTTTAAATAATATGTCCATATTTTCACTTTTATCAGTAATTGCAGCAAAAGATTGAGGCTCAGAAATTGTTATTTCATCAAATATAGTAATTTGGAACATACCACATGAACTAGTAGGTAAATTAATACCATAAATCGGACTGTATGATCTAAAATCAATATCTAATAGTCCTTCTATTCTAGAAATTTTTCCAATAGATCCATTTAAGTCATAGAATTCTACACTATCTAAAGTTCTATAAAAACTCGTAGATGCAGATCTCCTAGCTAGTTTATGTGAATACGAAATAGCTATTTTATGACCTTCATACATATCAAATTGATTTTTAGAATATGCAATTACTCTACCAGTCATATCAAATAATGTGAATCCTTTAGTAGTTTCTGCAGATATCATATTATTTTTAATACATCCAACTTTAAGACTTTTTTGAAATGGAAGTATCATTTTAGAATCTTTTTTAGTATATAATCCGATTTTTTCACCCTTTTGATATAATATATATCCAGCTGTCTTTCCAACTGCTTTTGCATCATCTAATTCAGAATTTGAATTGACAATAGACATTTTTCCTCTTGCAATTGCAGCACTATCTAATCTGAGATTAGATCTCATTTCTTTATCTATGGTATCATATTCACCAATATCTGTTTTTTTATTTTTGACACAATTTAAAATAGACAGTTTTTTATTATACAGCATAGCTGAATATGTTGATGAAGCGTGAAAAAATTCATCAAAATGACCAAGATCATCATATCCATCTTCTAAATATTTTAAAGCATAGACTCTAGCGTCTTTAAACCAGTTGTCTTGAGATCCTCCAGATAGATCAGCAGATTTATAAAATATTAAAAGTTGCTTATAATATTTATCTTCAGATGTAGGAGCTATAGCAGCAGAATACCACTGTTCTCCAGCATGTTGCTTTTTAAGATCAGATGTAATGCTCTCTGCTAGAAGCTCTGAATATAATATATCAATCATGCAGTTATCTTATGATAGCTCGAACAAAACGTAAATAAAATTAGAACATTTTGTGTCAATCATCATAAGATAATATATTATGGATTGGCAAAAACACTCAGAAAATCATAAGTCTAAAAAAGAAAAAATCACTGCAGAAAAAAATAGAATTACTGGTGATGCAAGTAAATTAAAATATGAAATGGACGCAGAAGAAAGACGTCTTGATCTCATTAGATCTACGGGTATGAAAGAAGTTATTGATAAGTTTGAGAAAGAAAAAGCAGAGTTTGATGCCAAAGCTAAAAGTCAAAGAGAAAAACTGGAAAAAGAGTGGGATGACATATTAGACATAGAAGATGAACTAGATAAAAAATTCAATTCTAGATTAAATGATCCAGAGTATAAAAAGTTTGAAAAAGAACGAGATCTACAATATAAAGAAGATTTGAAAAGAAAAGAAGCAATAGTTCAAGCTGAGGGAGATAAATATTATCAAGATCTTATGGATAAACAGAGTGAAGTTAGAATTAATGAAACTTATTTTTATAGAAAAGAAGAAGAAATCTATTTATTTCATATCTTAGATAAAACAATTGAAAAGAAGAGATACGGTTTTGGTTCGCGTCAGGGGTGGGAAGACAGTTCTCTCAATGGAATTCACACTGTACATGAAGTCAATGTGAATTTGTATTCAGTGTTGATTCTAGAATCAAATATTAATAAGTGGTTATTAAGAGAGATGAGTTTGAGCTTTGACGATATTCAGGGAAAAAGCCTGTATAAAGCGATTAGCTCATCTGATATAGAAGAAAATGAAAAAATAGGCCACGGTGCTAAATATAGCCAATCTTTTATAAAAATACTATTCGAAGATTCAATTAAATTCTATTAGTGAAGCTGTCAACGGCTAAAGACGGTTGATTTTTCTGGCAAAGCCATTATAAAAAAGTCACTCTAAGAGTGGCTTTAATTTTTTACACACAATGTCAAAAAAAAGAGAGACTTTCGTCTCTCTTATTAAATCAACAAACTTTAGATTAAGCGGAAGGTATACCACCAGTTCCAGAATCGATTTGCAATACTGCATAATCAAATCTAATAGATGCATTTACCTGTAGAGCATCTGCAGCATCATATCCTAGATCATTCCACTGTACAGATTCAGGGAATGCACCAAACAAGTCCCAGATTTCAATAATCTTGCCGTCTGGTCCCAACATTACTAATGTCGCATTTGTCTTATAAACTATCGCATATCCTTGTCCACCAGTAAGTGGATTGTAGATAGATGTGAACCAGCCGTACATAATCTGTGAAGCTGAATTCTTTCCCTTGTCATAGTCATAGAACACGCAACTAACGGGTTCCCATGTGGGTTTAGACGCAAAATAAAATCTCTCATTCAATCTTTCCAAAGTGATCGGTTCAACGCTCACGCTAGGTCTGCTAGCAGAAAGAATATCTATTGCTAGTGATTCTTCTGGTGCAGAAGCTGTGGTATTTGGTACTCTATCGAATTTCAATATCCAGCGGTTCTTGCGCTTTGGTTCTCTAAATGAATGTTCTGCCGATGAGAGAACTATAGCCATAATTTACCTCCATATTTATATTTATATAGTAGATTACTTAGTCTTCTATATTCAGTCATAATATCTTTACAGGGAGACCAAGAAAAGTATATGTTTTCATGAAAGAATTAACATATAATGATTCCTACTATTTAATCATATTATATCTTATCGTCAGAGACTGAAAGATAAACTATATACACAGATATATACGATAGATAATATTGGAGATAATTGAATGGATTTTAAGATCGGAGATTTGTTTTACGTAAAAGGACGTAGTTATAAGCGTGAGAGAGGAAGTCCTAAAAGTTTTAAGCTCATCACAAAAATAACAAGATTAAAAATCTATTATACTTCGTTTAATACGTATATTGATGCAACTATTCCTCCTGATAGTCTTGATATAGTTGAGCAATCTGTTCTAAAAGAATACTTTATGAAATGGGATTCATATGTTATTGGTAAAAAAAATAATTTGATTAAAATGATTTTCGCATGCAACACCGTTAAAAATAGTAGACTTTATTTATAAATAAAATAAATAGAATAAATGAAATTAAAGCACTAGTATAAGATAAACATATGAATGAATATTACATATATAAAGACTATAAAGATTATTATTTCATGAAACTAATAGAAAGTTTTCCTGATTATACTGGCAGCGATGGAATTGATATGCCAGGAGGTTCTGAATATAAAGTCTTATGGTCTTCAGAAGAAAAGCTTATTAAAAAAAAGGGGCTGACAAGAATGGCGAAAACAATAAAAACATCTGAAGAAACATGGAGATATGATATTTTGAAAGAGATGTGCTTTAAATGAATGAATTATATATGGTAAACGGTCTAGATGTTGAGGATGCAGACAAAAATTCTTATATCAAGCAAGTTTTAAGAAAACTGGGAGTTATTGTTATAATTATAAACTTGAATGGTCCCGGCGGAGGGTGTCCAGAGTGTTGTATTATTGGAACAGAAAAAAATTTATTCAATTGGTTCGCTCATCCAAATTTAGGATATGATTTCCAAGCAACTTCTCGAGTAGAACTATCAGAAGAATTTCAAGTAAAATTCGAAAAGTTTGATTTAAAAAAAATCAATAAATCCGAAAAAGATTTAATAAAGATGGTGTTTTAAGTGGCCAGAGAGCTTAAAATTCATAAAAATTTTGAATTTGAAAAATTATATCGCAACAGATATAGTAGTCAATTGTCATATTTCTTTACATCTGAAGACAAAATATATGGAATACGTTTTGATACTACTCGTGATCCATGAAGTACGCCAACATGGACTTTCGGAACATGGACTGGTTATAGTGATCCTTTAGTATCAGATGATGTCATAGATATTGATGAACATACATTAGATTTAATTAGAAAAACTGCTATTCAAGATATTTGGGATATCGATCCTAAATATTTATAAAAAGAGGGAGCTTAGCTCCCTCTTTTTTATTCGTTCACTACTCTATACTCAGCTTGTTCTGATTTCTTTTCTTCTTGCTGTTGTTGAGGTTCTTCTTTTTGTTGATATAAATTTTCAGACATTTTGAAAACAGACTGTTGCAATTCTTCTGTCGCTTTTTTGATGTCTTCGACAGAAGCACCTGTTATCTTAGATTTTAGATTTGCAATCTCATCTTCTATCTTTTTCTTATCTTCTTCTGAAATCTTATCTGTAGAATCTTTCAATGTTTTTTCAGTAGAATAAATCAATCCATCAGCTTGATTTTTAACATCAATCAATTCTCTTTTTGCTTTATCTTCTGCCTCATGTTCTTTAGCTTCATGAACCATTTTTTCTATTTCAGAATCTGAAAGACCACTCGAAGATTCAATTCTAATCTTCTGCTCTTTTCCAGTTCCCAAATCTTTAGCACCTACATGAACAATTCCATTTGCATCAATGTCAAAAGAAACTTCTATTTGTGGAACTCCTCTGGGAGCGGGTGGAAGTCCAATCAAATCAAATCTTCCAAGTGTTTTATTTGCAGCAGCCATTTCTCTCTCACCCTGTAGTACATGTACAGATACAGCTGGCTGACTATCTGCAGCAGTTGAGAATATTTGACTCTTCTTACATGGAATAGTTGTGTTGCGTTCAATCAATCTTGTAAATACACCTCCCATGGTTTCAATTCCCAATGACAGAGGAGTGACATCTAGTAATAATATATCTTTAGTATCTCCAGATAGAATACTTCCCTGTATAGCTGCTCCAATAGCAACGGCTTCATCTGGATTCACTCCCTTAGAGGGTTCTTTCCCAAATACTTCTTTTACTATAGCTTGTACTTTTGGAATTCGAGTTGTTCCACCCACTAAAATAATTTCATCAATATCTTCTATTTTAACACCAGCATCTTTTATAGCTTTATAACATGGTTCTTTACTTCTGTCAAACAATCCCGAGCACATTTGTTCAAACTTAGCTCTCGTTAGAGTTTTCTGTAAATGCTTAGGTCCAGTATTATCCGCAGTTATGAATGGAAGATTAATATCTGCAGAAGCGGTATTAGACAATTCAATCTTAGCTTTTTCAGCAGATTCTCTTAATCTTTGAAGTGCCATCTTGTCTTTGCTAAGATCAATTCCTGTGTCAGATTTAAATTCCTTTATCAGCCACTCAGTGATTTCTCTATCAAAATCATCTCCACCTAGATGAGTATCTCCATTAGTAGATTTAACTTCAAATACACCACCACCCAACTCTAGAATAGAAATATCAAATGTTCCGCCACCAAAGTCGAACACCGCCACAATTTTGTCTTCTTTATCTCCTCTATTAAGTCCATATGCAAGAGCTGCTGCAGTTGGTTCATTTACTATTCTTTTAACTTCAAGTCCTGCAATTTTTCCAGCATCTTTTGTAGCTTGTCTTTGCGCATCATTGAAGTAGGCTGGAACTGTAACAACTGCTTCTGTAACTTCTTCTCCCAAATAATCTTCAGCGGTCTTTTTCATCTTTTGTAATATAGCTGCAGATATTTCTTGAGGAGAATATTTTTTATCATATATATCTATTTTAACAGAGTCACCAGATTCAGTTACTTTGTATGGAATGATTTTAAGCTCTTGAGCCACTTCAGAAAATTTTCTTCCCATAAATCTCTTAACAGAATATATAGTATTTTCAGAGTTTGTAATCATTTGATTTTTAGCTTGTTGACCAACTACTCTTTCACCCGATGAAGTATAACCCACTATAGAGGGAGTTGTTCTTTGTCCTTCAGAATTTTGTATGACAATTGGTTCTCCCCCATCTATAACACAGCAGCAACTATTTGTCGTCCCAAGATCTACTCCGATTGTCTTTCCCATAAGTTTCTCTCCTTTAATTGTTTTTGAAAGCAGCATAAAAAACAGATTTTTCTTCTGATATTTTATGATACATAGACAACATATCATCAATATTGAATTGCATGATAATATCATCTAAATTTCTACTAAGTTGATATGATAATTTTGACTTTACTTCCGATATCAGTCTCAACTTATGTTCTACATCTTCAGATATTAATTGAGCTCTACCATAATAAATGTCTTCTTTTATTCCATTATATTTAATAGAACAATCAGTAAATATATCCGACTTTTGAATTTTCTCTAATACTGGTAAAGAAATTCTAGATCTTGTCTTATCTGTGACTCCGATGTAGATGTCTGATATACATTCTTCTTTAAGTGAAAGCAGCACAAACATCAAGTTTATATCTGAGTCTGTTTTGAAAGAAGATGTGATGTATGATTTATATATTTCTGGTAGATCATTGAATGAAGATCTACCAGAAAGAGTAGAATATGTCTCTAATAGCTCATTTTCTGGACTATATTTTTTTTGTATTGCAATTCCATATTTTGTCTTGTGCTGATCAAAACATGGTATCACTTTTGCCAAAAATTTTTTTGTAGCTATATCATAGACATATTCAGTAAACATGTTTGCTCCAAAGAGGGGACATAGTCCCCTCTTCTATTATTTATTTATTTCAATCTTTATGGGTTGTGTTTCAGTTTTCTTTGGGAGAGTCACAGTAAGAAGTCCAGAGTCTAGTTTTGCAGAAATTGCAGAACCATCTGCTCCTTTGAACTTAAATGCTGTTCTCCACAATCCCGCTCTCATTACTGAATCTTCAACTTCTCCATATTGTGCTTTGATTGTAAGAACATCTTCTTTGAATTCAATTGTTAGATTGTCTTCTGTGAGCCCTGGGACTTCAACAGTTACAACATATTTGTCTTCAAATGGCTTTGCATGAGCGTGAAGTACGCCTGAAACTCTTTCTTCTGCTACATCATTGCAAGAACAATCTTCATTTTCACAATCACAAGCAGCTTTTACATCTTTAAAAAAGGGATGTTTTACAGCAAGTGTTCCTAGATCCATTAGATTGTACAACATGCGATCGAATGCATAATCGTTTCTCATAATAAAAAACCTCCATATGAGCGTTTGTTTTTTGATTCCCCATACGGGGCAATCATGTATATCTTATGTGCTCAGATCTAATTATGCACGCGTTGCAGAGTACGTACTTTGGGTAATTTTGATACACTCTATGAGAAAAAATGAAACAACTGGTAAAATTGATACAACTTTCTTTTTCTTATCTATTAGATTGTATCAGAACTAAACACTTTTTATGAGAAAAAATATTTAAGAAAAACACAAAAAAATAATTTATTTATGTATAGATAAATATATAAATAGGAGGCTATTATGCAGCAAAAAAATCTTCAAGTAGATTTAGAAACTTGGGAAAAATTAAAAGAATTATCTTTTTATGGAAAAATACCTATGTCTAAAATAATAAAAGAATGTATAGACAAAATTTATGAAAAGGAATTAAAAGAAAATGGAAGGAATATATTTAATAAAAACAAAATTAATAATAAAATATACGTGGACAGAGTACTAATTTAGAAAAAAGAATTCTAGAGCATTTTGCATTTTCAAGAACAAAGAGAGCTATTCAGCCTCTATATCATGACATGAGAAAATATGGAGAAGAAAATTTTAAAGTATTTTATACAGAGATAATAGAAGAAAAACTATCATATTGGGACCTAACATCAATATTAGACGAATTAGAGGGTCAATATATTGATAAATATGATTCTACAAATCCAGAAAAAGGATACAATCATAATCGTAGAAATGTGAAATCTAAATCAAATTTTTTTAAAAATATAGATTCTTGTGATCTGAAAGAGAAAATAATAACTTTAAAGACAAAGATTAAAAAAGACAAAAAAACAGTTCAAATTGATATAGAAGCATGGAAAAAATTGATGCTTGCATTTTTAATAGAAAATCACTCCATAGAAGAAATCATTAATTTTTTAGTTAATGACTATTTTATTAAGAGAGGATATACTGATATCCAAGAAAAATAGTCAAAATATTTAAGAAATTGTATAATTTTGCACTTTTATATAAAAGATATATTTATATGAAAAATATCTAAGGAGTAAATATCGTGACAGAAAAAAAATCAATTCAAATAGATAAAGAGACGTGGAGAAAATTAAAGATTATATCTTTATCAGAAGAACTATCAATTAATGATATTATTTGTTCTCTTGTGGATAACTACTTTGTCAAGCATAAATACGTAGCAGTTGAAGATAAATCCTAATAAACTAAAATGGGAGCCGAAGCTCCCATTTTTTATTCTTCCTTCTGAAAACCATCTCTAGCACTATCAGAACAATTTATATTCTTGAGCTAGTATCGACCCTTAACAGCATCGAGCCAGTTCTGTTTGGCTTTCTTCTGATCTGCAGCAGGAGCCGGGAAGTAACCGACTTCCTTGAGAGCTTCGGAAACGTAGGTCAGGTAGTATGCTATGAAAGCGGCAACTTGGGGCTTGTCATTCATGATCTTGGCATCACTGTAGATGAATATCGGTCTCGCCAGTGGATAGGTTCCATTATCGACATTGGCAGCGTTAGCTTCAACCCCGTCTATGGACAAGATGTTGAGATTAGCCTTGTTCTCGATGTAGTAAGCGAAACCAAAGTATCCGATGGCGTAGATATCATCAGATACACCTCGGACCAGTACATTGTCGTCTTCAGAGAGCTGCAGATTCTTTGAGCCGAGGAGGGGATCAGCCTTTTTCTTGAACAGGTGTTCGACGAAGTAGCTGAAGGTACCTGAATCAGTGCCAGGGCTGAAGCGCTTGATTTCTTTCTTCGGCCAAGAGGCTCGGACATCAGACCAGTAAACGGCGGTAGAGAAAGCTAAGGCAAGTTCAGCCTGGGTTATGTCCTTAGCAAAGGTGTTCTTCTTGCTGACGACTACAGCAAGGGCGTCAGTGCCAAGTCTGAATTCGAGTGGTGTCCTACCAATAGCTTTAGCCCAGTCAAGCTGCTTTGTACCAATCGCGACTGAAGCATTGGAAATGTCCGTCTCGCCAGTCTTGCAGAAGCGCTCGAAACCTGCACCCGATCCAATGGAATCGATAGTGACCTGACCCATGAAACCGTCTTCCTTGAACATACTGGCAATGACTTCCGAAACTGGGTAGACCGTGGAGCTGCCTGCAGTTACGATGGTTCCAGTGACCTTTGATGGGTCGATTCCAGGCAGCATCTTTTCTGGATCATCGCTCGTATTGCTGATCCAAGTAAACTTGCCCTGTGCAAATGTGTTGACTGCCATGAAAGCCAACACCATAATGATAATAAACTTCTTCATCTTCTTTTCTCCTATATTTCTTTTGATCAACTACTATAGTCCGCTTGTTTGTTTCATTGATCAATTTTTAAACACGCTGAGATATTCAAATAATTATTTTTCATCAACTGTTTTATTCTTTCTTCTCTTCTTTAGGACATTTTGCACCAGCTGCCGTAGCAGACTTGACTAAGAAATTCATTAGCCATGTTAGACAAATTGCTTGCCACCAGTTAATCTTTGCTGCGAGGGCACCGGAAGATACTAGCCCCGGAAATGCTCCCATTGCTACTGGCCAGATAAGCCAAACTATAGTACCCGCCAAGAAAGCCATAATAATGGCACTCCCGAATCCCATTGCTAAAACAATTGCCGCAGAGGCAAATCCATTCTTTCGAATCATTTAAATCTCCTTTAAATTATTTCGTCAACTAATCCCCATTCTAGACACTTCTTTGCATCTAGCCATAGATCGTGTTTCAAGATATCTTCTAGATCTCTACTGGGAATTTTTGCATATTGCTTATAGATATCTTTGATAGCTTTCATTAGATTCTCAGAGTTCTGCATATCATCCTTTAGCTCTTCAAACTTTCCCCAATGAACAGAAGAAAGCTGATGAATAAGCATGTATCCTCTTTTAGAAATGAATCTTTTCTTTCCAACAACGGAGATAAGTGTTCCTGCGGAAGCAGCTCCACCCTCAACATATGTGTTGATAGGAATCTTATTCCCATCAATTACGTCGATTGCAGCGAAAGCACTCAATACAGATCCACCGTAACTATGAATATATAGATCAATATTGTCTTTCTCTCCATTTAGATATTTTTCTGGATCTGCAGCAATAAGTTTGAAGTTAATTTCCCGAATAGCTTTGTTGAGTTTATAGATTGTATTCTTGTCAACTTCTTCGTAGAAATAGATTTTATTTGAAAAAATATCAATGTTCGGACTTTGATTTACAGACACAGATGTATCTAGTGTCTTCTTGATTTCAGGCTTCGCAGCTCCCCAGTGCATGTCGTTCATTTTTTCTCCTTAAGTAATATTATATAATATATATGCATAAGATTACAAGATATATTATACGTTATTAAAGAGGGAAAAATGAGACTTTCTACTACATACATAGGAATAGAAACTCTATATAGAGTAGATATATTACTTGATGATGGATCTGCGTGTTATTTTATTAAAGACAGAGAACCAAAATTCATAGAAAAAGTATCAGATACTTTTGTAATAAGTGCATCATGGGAAAGTGAACCTAAAAATAATATTGAATCTCACGAAATATTTAAACTTATTTTGGTGTGA